CTTTTCTCTGGCAGCAAGGTTGCCATACGCCTCGTTATATCGCTGCGCCTGTTTGATTAAATCCTCGTTGAGATTGTAATTCTTGATATTGTCCGCAAACTCCTGCTTTGCTGCCTCTCGCGCCTCCTTCGTGGTATATTTCGTGCGATTTGTCACCGCAAACAAATATTCCAGCTGTGCATCACGATTCCTGCGCGCCGTTTCCGTTTCCTGATCGTAAATAGGCTGCATATTTTTCAGGTATTGATCCGCTGCCGCCAGCCTTTCGCCGTAAGACAACTTCGTATTGCGCATCGTTTCCTCCAACATCGCATTCTCTTGGCTCATTGAAGCCCGGAGAATTCGCACACTGTTAGTTCTTTCAAACGTTTCGTCCAGCACGGCCTTCAAGTTCCGCCCTGCTATCATCGCATCCCGGGCACCGGCTATAAACGTGCGGAAATCGACAGCCGATACGGATTTTTGGAATACTTCCCACGTCGCACTCCACCCGGCCATTTCCCGGTCGAAGGCATCGCCCGTCTGCTGCGTTTCGTGAATTGCACCTTTGAACAATTTATATGCGGCGGTCAATCCTCCAATGACACCAATTGCAATCCCGATAGGGCTTTTGATTGCAACCATTATGCCGTTGAAGGTCTTTTGTGCCTCGCCGCTATCCGTCAGCACGCGCACGAAAGTCTGGTTGACACCCAGCGCACCCCCCAGGGCGCGTTCGTATTGGCCGACCTGCAACTGCGCCTTCCCGGTCGCCTTCTGCAAGTCGTTCATCCTCTCGTATATCGCCTTGCTCTCCGCCTCCAGCTTGCGCCCGTATTCCGTGCCCTTGCGCTCCGCCTCGCTCATTTCGTTCAGCGCAATCTTGTTCAGTCGGTATTGGGCAGAAAGCCGCTTGTATGACCCCTCTTTGGCCGAATTCAGCTCCGTTACAAGTTTGGCAATCTGGGTATATTCCCGGTTGACCGCGTTCGCCTCCGCCTGCGCCCTCTTCGTCTGCATCAGTTCATCATTGATGGCGCGATACTCCGCCAGCAACTTTTCCGATGCCTCCGTGCTCAAAGTGATGCTCTTCCGCTGGTCATCCGTGGCCCCGGAAACCGACGACATACTTTTGGCCGTTTCCGCAGCCGCGCTTTGAATCTTCGACCTCATAGATTCGTATTTCGCAATCAGTGCGTCAAGCTGCGCAATCAGGTCGGTGATTGAGCTATCAGGAGTGATTAGATCGCGATAGAAAATTGGAGAAGGATTGTCCATAGTTATTTTTGCTAAAAAGGCCGTATAACGGCGTTATAATCTTCCAATGGTAAATTGTATGTCTTTGCCCCTTAACGACCAAAATTGGCCCGTTTCTGCGCTTTTTCGACCTGCCTTGCCCGTTCCTTCACAAAATCAAACGCATTGTAGAACTCCAAAACCGTATAATCCTTCGGTTTGACGTGCAGCTGCTCGGACAAAACCAAGCACAAATTCTCAAATTGGCGGTCGAATTGGATTTCCGCGCTTTCCGACCCCGCAAACACCTTTGGATTGGCATACGTCACAAGGGAGGTCGTCAGTTTATCCACCACTTCCGTTGCTCCCGGATCGCTCTCCCCCGCCACAATCCCGTTCAGGATCTCCAACGTGCGCTTGCGCAAAAGGTCATAATATTCCTTGACCTCGGAATCGTTGAACAGGGCCGGAAAATACAACATCAGTTCCCCGTCAATTTTTTTTTTGACCGCATCCAACTGGGCGGCAAGTTCCTTTTCCGGGGAATCATTCAACTTCTGCAAGATGGCATTCAACGCATCATCCGAAACGTCCTCAAAGCACTGCCCGTCAATCTTCGTTACCAGCGCAGCGAATGCCCGATGCTTGGGACTGACACCCGTTTGGATGAAATAGACGCACTGCCGGAGATTCTCCAGCTCCTGCCCGGCCTTGTCTGCCTGCCCCGCTGCGAGGAACCGGCGCACCCTCTCGATGCGCTGGTCGAAGGCGGCAATGTCCGCACCGACTCCCGCGTCTATCAGCAGCATCTTCTGGTATTTGTGAAACCGCACGATTGGCAGCTCGTCAATCGTGTCGTACATTTCAACCGTGTGTTTCCCAATTTTTACTGTCCGCATATTACCAAAGCTCTCGCGTTATGACTGTTGAACATATCGGAACCAGCAGCAGATAAAGATGCCCGGTCACGACACACAAAGTTAACGAAACTATCATTGATGCGTGGAAGGAGCAGCAAAATTTGCACGAAAGCAATTCGTGAAGGAAATCACTCGGCGCGTGTACCTGCGCCCACTCCAGCCATCCCCACTTCGACGCGAGGCCCAGGAAGAAAGCGGATGACAATGCCACTACGGCCACCCAACAAACGAATTCTACAAGTTTATAAATCATCACTCAAAACACAATTCATTGAATTCCAGCACACCCTCAAAGCGAAAGCCCGCAAAGGGATGCATCAGGAATTGATTGTCGATTTCCGACAACGTATATCCACGATAAATGTTCTCGGCCCTCTCATAGATGCGGTTGATGGTTATGCGGCCATCCGTCAAGTGCCATCCGGCGCGCCCGTTCAGAACGTGCAGGATTTCGGCTTTCAGCCTCTCGGTGTTGCGGTTGTCCGCCACCCCGTAAACCCTTGTCAAGTCGAACCACACGATCAACCCGAAAGGTGCGGAAACCTCGCGCGCCCAGGGGCCTGCGTCAATCGTCTGCGGGTCGTCTACCTCAAAGAACGAGAAGTTGCCTATCTTGGAATCCGGCGACACTTCGATATAGTCGTTAGGGCCGTGTCCCTGCCACCCTCCGCAATACACGTTGGGCGTGATGATGTTCTTGCCGTTCATCATCTTCGTAAGACGTTGCGCCTTTCCGAAGGCGGCATCCAGCCAGCCGATGTTTTCAACCAGCCCGCTCTGGATTTCCCCCAACACCCGGTCAAGCATAACCGCGTCGGGAATAACGGGTGCGTTAATTGTTGCCATAAAGTCTTGTTTTCAAATTCTCCATCAGTTCATTATATGCGCCACGTTCGACAAATATGACCATCCAATTTGCCATCATCAGGCCGAAAGTGCCGACACCATATTTCGCGATGATGTTCCGCGCATAGGCCGTCGTGCCGACCACTCCCACCGCGTCCGTCCCGAACTCCACCCCGAGTTCATCGTGGAACTTGCCGTTGATATACAGGTTCGGGGCATCCGGGTTGCGCTGCGCGCTGTATGGATAGCGGATGCCGGACAATTTCCATTCGGCATATCGCCTTGCAGATTCAACGGAATGGAAATATCCGCCCGGTTTCAAATCTTCCGAATAATACGGGCGGATATCCTCTCCGTTCGCGGCCAAACCTTGGAACAATTGTCTTTTCTGCAAATCCAATATGTCGCCCGGATGCCTGACAACCACGTCCCGGACTATCTCCCCGGAACGCATCCCGTCATTCACCTGCTGCACTCGGTTTCGCAAATTTTCAAGTATTCCCATATTCTTTGTTTTTGGCCGTTTTTGGGCGTTTTCCGGGCGTTATACCCAAAAGATAAGGAATTTATCGTTTTTGAGTTTTGCGCCCGTTATACGAGTTTTTTGGCAAATTTAATTATACCGTGCGATATTTGACACCGTGATTATTACATTGCAGGCAAACGCGGTCAAGCCCCCGTGTGTCCAGCGAAAGGGCCTTGTATGCCTGCGACAACTCATACACAAGGCCGGACACGCGCCCCGTCGGGGCTCCGTCCAGCTCATAGAGGATTTCATCCCGCGTCACGTTCACCTGATTGCGGTTGACGCGCACGTCGGGATTCATCGCAATCGTGCGGAGGACATTCGCCGCCACCTGCTTTTGGATGACCGACGCGAAAATCTGCCGCTGCGAAATGATGAAGTCCGTCAGGTCGCATCCCACGGAAATCTCCACGTTCATCCCGTAGTTCATCGTGTTCGTGTAGCCAATCCTGCCAATATCGAACATCTCGGGATGCTGCGCGAAGTCCGCCGGTGCGTGGATGCCGAACGGCGACACTTGCAGATATTTCGTCATTTGCCGCCACGATTCAATGGATCCTCCGAGGCAAGTCTGGCAAGGCTCGCTTGACCAATCCTTCGACACGTTCAACGCCTGCATCCCTGCCGGCAGTTCATTTTGATTGTAGCAAAGGAACCACGCGCCCCCGGCATCATTCCCGTCCCCGTCGCCGCTGGCAATATAGGGAAGGTATATAGGCTCGGAAGGGGTGAACCATTGAAAGCCTCCGTTCGTGTTCGTAAACTCCACCTCGATAGTGCGCATCGGAGCGACCTGCGAAGAGTGGAAGAGGTACAGCTTGACCTTGCCCGTCGCACCCACCATTTGCAGGCCGATTCGCTCGATCTTCGTCGTCACCCCCATCGCCCGGACGGGCACGATCTCAAAGCCTACAATCTTCCCCGTCGGGTCGATTGTCGCGGCCAGCCTCGCAGCACCGTCAAAGAACGTCCTGCGTTCAAGGAGATTCTTCGTTTCCTCGCGCAGCTGCTTTTCCTGAATGAACTGCTGGACTGCCGTGTTTATGCCGTTGACCGTGAGATTGCGCACGAAATCCGAGAGGGGATTATAAACCACCCAGGGCGATTCCCCACCAAAGTCATTATTGAAATCTTGGTTGAAATCTGACTTGGTAGGCTCCTGCCCAACATTATCGCGGTTCGCAATCCAAAGGATGTCATTATGACGCACTTTTTTGCCTCTCTTATAATTCAAGATGGCATTCCAAGCCGGATATTGAAATAAATAATCATCCGGCATAATTGCACGGATGTTCGCCAATGTGACAAGCGGATGCGCTCCTTGGAAAGTCAGCCCACTTTCGCTCTCGCACAAAGCCTTGTCAATCTGGTTCTGCGGGTTGTAGTCCTGCGCCCAGCCAACTACCGGGAGCAATGCATCTTGAATGTCCTGCAATCGTATCATTGAGTTGTCAAATTTTGTTTTTTAACTGAAAAACGGGGACGGGTTTGTTATGTCCCGCCCCCGCTTGCTCATTTGGTTCAGCCCTGACTACTGAACCTCCTTAGTGTTAACCGGGTTGTCTTCCGAGTTCACGACCTCGACAGGGGTAGCGAAAGGATTCGCGTTGCCGGGTGCTGCGAGCTCAACCTTGAAGATAGGGTTGGCAACGGTTTCCGGATCGCTGTTGTAAGCGACGAGGAAGGCGATATCGACGGAGAATCCGTAATATTCCTTCACGTTGCAAACCATATCGGCAGAGGCTGCACCTGCAATTGCGGACTGGTCGCCAACGGAGGTGTAGTAGTGCGAACCGACGGGCAGTTCGATGTAAGGGAGATACACAACATCCCACTCGTGGAAGTTCGCACGGGTGCGGTTGAGAGCCTCACGATCGACGCGTGTCAGCACACCCACATTGCCATCCGCGACGATGTAGCCGGTGGCGAACACCCCAGCCTCATTCTGGATGTTGTTGGTGTAGTGGAACACCTTGTTGTCGTATTCCAGACGTTTGTTGACATCGTTGTAGATGTCGTGCTCGGCGAGCTTGCGCACGAGGGAATCGAATCCCGCACCACCGATGACGTGCAGCAGCTCGGGATATGCATTTGCGCGCATCATCGCGTTCATATCCGCGAGGAATTCCATACGGGCGTTCCAAGGAATCTGGACGGAGTTGCCGGTGATCGTGTAGTAGAGGGAATCCTTGAACACCTGCGTCTTGTTTGCCTCAAGGGCGGCGATGGCCTGAATGTCCATCGCGGTTGCAAGGGCGCGGCACACCTTCTCCATCTTGCGGGCGAAGTCGTGCTCATAGGAGATTTCGTTGTTGCGGTACAACTGCGGAACCATCGTGAAACCTACGGACAAAGTGACCCAG